GCGAGACGGCTACATGTTGCGATTCGTCCGCGAGCAGACGCCCGAAGTCGTGCTGGCCGCGGTGGAGAAAAACGGCCTCGCGTTGCAATACGTCCTGGAACAGACGCCCGAGGTGGTGCTGGCCGCGGTGCAGAATGACGGCTACGCGTTGCAATACGTCCTGGAACAGACGCCCGAAGTCGTGATGGCCGCGGTGCAGAATGACGGCCTCGCGTTGCGATTCGTCCGCGAGCAGACGCCCGAAGTCGTGATGGCCGCGGTGCAGCAAAACGGCCTCGCGTTGCAATTCGTCCGCGAGGACCTGCTCGAAGAATGGGCAAAGCCGCCCAAGCCTTCGGAGGGTTACGCCGCTTGCGACCAGCCACAAGGCGCGCACGAGGGTTAGGTGGAGAAGGGCGTTAAAAAAAGGAAACGCAAGGGGTCGGTGGGCGGCCGCGGGCGGCGTCCGACGCAGTCGGCCCGCAAACGAAAGGCGGAGCTCCGCGAATTGATCGCCATGCCCGGGGTCAATCTCGGCAAACTCTACGCCGCGGTCGTGCAGGAGAGTCGCAAGCTGGGCGACGCGGCACACACCCCGATTTACCCGCAGACGGTGGCCCTGCTCGACAGGGTCGGCGCCGAAGTGCTCGCCGCGCTACACAAAGAAGGGAACGCGGCCAAGACGGGGGCGATGCTGGCCAGGACCATGCGCGCGGTGCAGGCGAGTGAGGAGACGCGGGTGCGCCGCTACGTCGCGGAGTCGAGCCTCGGCGCCGCCGCCATGCAGGTCGAGGGGGTCAACAAACTCCTTGAGCTTCGCCAGGAGTTGAAGCGCGAGCAACGCACCGGGCGGACGATCGACACGATGCCGGAGGAGCAAGAATAAGAAGTGGAATATCTTGCAACGCGAGAATGCGCCGCGGGGCATGACGCGGACAGGGTTGGGTGATGAAAAACCAAACGGAAATTCAGTTTCTACTGTGCGTGCCGGTTTCGGATCGTTCGCGGCCCTGGTTGCCTTCGAGAAAGGAGCGGTGTGCGTCGTGCGGCGTTTGGGTCTGGGTGGCTGAGGGCGTTTCGCGCGCGCAGATCGAGAGGGGGGTTAAGCCGCTTTGCATCCCGTGCATCAGCGCAACGGGGAAAAAGAAGGTGCACGTCACAGTGACGCCGGAGCAGGTCATGGAGGGGCTGAACGGCTTGACCGACAGCAATTAACCGAACCACCTGGCGCCAGTGGAGGCGCCGCATGGAGGTTCAAGTGCAACCGCGACCCGCTCTAGCGACCTAGACCTGTGCCCTTCCCGTGGAACAAAACGCTGGTTCATAATCCGCTGACCGCCGGCCTGAAAGCCGCTGGGGAAGTGTTGTTGGGGAGGGTCGAGACGGCCCACGCCCGACTTCTCGACGACGCGCAAGCCGAACAATACTGGGGCTGCCACCCCAAACACGGGGCCGCCGGGTTTGAGCTGTTCTGCGAACAGTTCGGGGTGATCTACGACCGCGAGACTCGTTCCGATATCCCGATGCGCCTGTGGCCCGGACAATGCTCGGTCACCGGCGACCTGGTCGCCGGGGTCTGGCTGGCTTTGCTCAAGGGTCGGCAGCTGGGGCTCACCTGGCTGCACGTCGCGTATGTGCTCTGGCTGATCGTCTACCGCAAGCAACTGACAATCATCATCATCAACCAGCAGCGCGAGTACGCGGAAGATTTCATACACCGCGTGCTCTCCATGTACGACCGCCTTCCTCCGTGGTTGCAGAAGGAACTGACCACGCGCAACAAGAAGAGCCTGGAGTTTCGAGCGGGGGGCAATCAGATTCTGGTGCGTGCGATCGTGGGCGGGCAGAAGGCGGGTCGGTCCATGACGATCGATCTGGCCATCCTCGACGAGGCCAGCCGGATTCCAGACCTCGCGGACACGATGACGGCCATTCAGCCGGCCGTGGAGTCCGCGGGAGGGCAGATCGTCGCCCTCAGCTCGAGCGCCGGTCCTCAGGGTTATTTCTGGGAGTGCTGGAAGGGCGCATTCGGAGACGACGGGGAAGCCGTCCGCGCCGACGGACGCGGTCCCAACGGCTTCAAGCCCATCTTTTTACACTGGAGCGCGCGACCCGGGCGGGACCGCGATTGGTACGCGGCCGAGGCCCGCAAATTGGGCGCCATCTCCACAGTGCGTATGAAGCAGGAGCACCCGGAGACGCCCCAGGAGGCGTGGGAACACGCGAGCGGTCGGGTCTACCCGTTGTTCCGTTCCCATCCCCACGTGGGCGACATCGCACGCCTGCCGCGCAACGCGGAGCGTTACCGGGCGATCGATTGGGGAAGTAGCGATTCGCCCTTCGTGGTGCTCTGGCTGGTGCACGTCCCGGGACCTTCGGGCCTGCTGGTGAGCAAGGCGTGTCCGAACACGATCCGCGAATTCTTCGCCTATCGCTGGGACGAGGACCGACCGGACCGCCCGCTGAAGAAGGACGACCACACGTGTGATGCGATTCGCTACGCGGTGACCACGTTCAACCTGACCGGCCTGGTCTGGGTCTATCGCGAGTTTTACCAACTGCACTCCGTGGAGAAGGGCTGGAACATTATGAACGAGATCGCGGAGATTCATCGCCTCAGCGGTTGGGAGCCGGCGCCGCCCGAGGTTCGCACCGTCTGGTGGCGCGCGGACGAGGGGGAGGAATACGCGGGTACCGTGGCCGACCGATCCTGGGCGAAAGCGATCGCCACCTACAACGTGAACGACATCCCCTGTCGCGGGCACAAGGTGATTCGTCGCAAACAGGAGGGGAAAGACTTGACCGATAAACCGCTGATCGAGACACTGGAGGGCATCCGCCAGGTGTCAGCCCTGATCGAAGGGTCGCGGAACATCGACAAAATCATTCCCGTAACCCGCGAACGGCTCGCGGGGGCGGCTCGCGGAGGCGGGGGCTCGGTGACCACGGGCCTGGAAGATCGCACGTTGGCCGACTACGCCCGCCGGCTCATCGCGGCGCGGCGACGAAAGGACGCACGATGATGGAGTCGCCGGTTGCGCTCGACGGGGGTTGGATTCGGTGCCTCGACCGCCTGGTGGTCAGCGATACGGAACAATTTTGTCCTCTCCCCCTGGACCTGATTCCCATCCTGAAAAACCGCCTGGGAACCTACAACAACCGGCTGGCCCATATCGGCTGCGAGTTGTTCCTGCTGCTGGACACCAACGCCGCAGACGACGGGACCATCGAACGCAACGTGCTGGCGACGCCTGCGGCCCCCGGCGGTCCGAACATTGCCGCCCAGGAAGCGTTACCCGCTTCACCCTGGCTCTTTACGGAAACCGGCTGGTCGATCGATTGGGTAAATCACAAGCTGCGCCGCAAACCAAGCGCGTCGATCGGCGTCGCCGGTCAGAACGGCGTGTTGATTGCTCCCCAGACGTATAACACGAGTTTTCGAGTTTCGGACGTCGCCGGCGGAGGATCGTTTACGCTGCGTCTGGGTACGACGGCCGGCGCGGCGCGGAGCACGAACGGAGTATTCGCCGAGCAGATCATCAGTGACGACGTAGATTTCACCTTCCTGCCCAGCGCGAGCGTTTCCGGCGCCATCGACGACGTGACCATCTACCCCGATACCCTGCCCGGCGACGTGCAGGTGAATTTGTACACCGTGCGCAACTGCGTGATCGCCCATCGATCGACGCAGCCGTTTCGCAGCCTGGTGTTCGATACCTCGGCACTCCCCGTGGTGCGCGAGACGTTGTGGGTGGATTGGAAAGAAGCGTGCAGCGGATTTGCCATCGGGTTTGTCCTCCCCGCCGCGTACACGGCCGGCAAGCTGTTCGCCTCGGCCTGGTTCCGGCGACATGCCTGGGGCGCGGGCCACTGACGGGGAAGACCGAAGTGGGAAGATTGAATTGAGAAATGAGAAGAGAGAAACGGCCCCTTGGTCTTCTCACTTCTGACTTCACTCTTCCCGGAGGCACAAAGCGGCGGTGTTGAACGCCACGTCCGCATCGCCGCGCTTGTACGCAATGGGGGGCACAGAGGCCTTCCATTGCGCCTGCAATACTCTATTGATCGGCGCGCCGGGGTGTCCGACGTGCGGCGCGAGGTATGTGCTGCGAAGCGTGGACGAAGTGTCGTCGATTTTGCAATCGTTGGAAGAGTTCGAGACGTGGAACCGATTCATTAACCGAAGGAGTCATGCAATGTACGGAAACGAAGCCAATCGAGAGACGCAGAGCGCGGCGCTTAAGAAGGCCTATCTTCCGGTTCTTCCCCCCAAGAACGGGAAGAAGAAGAGCACTGACAAAGCCGCGAAAAAGAGCGTGATGAAGCCGGCGAAGTCGAAACGATGATTCGAGAACAGGTCCCCGACGAAATCCAAGCCAGAATGGTCGACGAGGACGGCGGCGGTTCGATGGCCGCCCACCAGATCAACTGGACCCGGCCGGGGAAAGTCTCCGACGACGAGCTGCTCGGCTTCGTAGCCCATCAATACCGCACAGGCAAGGCGCGGCGCTACGAGTGGGAGCGCGACGCGGCGGTGCAACTGGCCTGGGCCAAGGGGCATCAGCACCTCGTCTGGAGCGACGAGCGACACCAGCTCATCGACGGGGGCGGTGACGACGCCGATCTTCCCCTGGAGCAGCGACAACCGATCACGATCAATCGGTTGCGCGGCTTCGTACTCGCGCAGATCGCCCTCACCTTCGGCGGTCCGCTCACCTTCCACGCTTACCCGCAGACCAACGACAACGACGACGTGGCCAACGCTCGCACCCTGGGCAAGCTGGTCGGTCATTACATGGGCGCGTCGCACCTGCACAACCAGTCGAAGCTACTGGAAGCGGCCTGGATACTGTTTTGTACCGGGTTCGTGTGCGCGCGGGTCACCTTCGATCCCTTCGCCGGCGGCGACGACGTGTTCGACGCGGAGATGATGCGCGAAGACGGTGAAGAGGATAGCCCGGAGACCCGGAAATCCTGGACCCAGCGCCTGCGCGGCTTCGTGGCCGAGAAGCGGAAGGCGTCGCCGGAGAGCGTCGAACTGGAGGACGGGGGCATTCGCCTGCCCAAGGGCGAGGTGGACATCGAGTGGCTGAGCGGCTTCGACGTCACCGAACCCCTGCACGCCCGAAACGTGCACAGCGCGCCGTGGATGATGGTCTCGCGGTTCCGCTCTCTGGAATGGTGCCGGCAGCGCTACGGTGAGGCCGCCAGGCAACTGGCGCCGAGCTCCGCGGAGGAATATCGGCGGCACCACCGCTACGAAGCGGACTTCGGCAGGCGTCAGACCGACGAGGTAACCAATGAGGGCACGCCGGAAGACGTCCTGATCCACGAACTCTGGCGACCGCGCATCCACGGGGTCTGTCCGCAAGGCTTCCTTGGAATCGTGGGCGGCAACCGAGTGCTGAAGAAAACCGCCCATCCCTATGTGCACGGGCGCATTCCGTTGGTTCGGTTCACGGAAATCCCGGACGCGGACAGTTTCCGTCCGCCGTGCACGATCCGCGATCTGATGAGCCTCCAGCGTAATCGAAATCAAACACGCAGCCTTTTGGCTGGGTATCTTCGCTTCGTGATCGACCCGCGGATCATGGCCGAAAAAGGCAGCGGCTTCCCCGAAGACGCGATGAGCAAGTGGCCCAAAGTGATCTCCATGAAGGACGACGGCATCAACAAGGTGCGAGCGCTCGAGTTACCGCCGCCGCCGGCCTTCATGGATCGCATCGACCAGGCGGATACGCGGGACATGGAGGACGTGGCCAACATCCATCGTTCGAGCATGGGCCAGTCGGAGGGCGCGAGCCAGAGTGGCAAGCACGCCCTGGCGATGCAGGCGGGGGACCAACTGGTCGCGGGTCCGACGCGCACCCTGGTGGAGGAGGCGGCCTCGGAGGTCGGTTCCCAACTGGCGGCGCTGATCTGGGAGTTCTACGAGGACGATCGGACGCTCGGAATTCTGGGCGAACGCGGCGAGTACCAGGTGCTCACGTTCAAGGGCCGCTCACTGATGAGTCGCAAGCCGGTGGGTCCGCATTCGGCCAACGTGCGCTGCGTGTTGGGTAAGCAGCGCGATCCGAAGGAGGTCCTGGAACTGATCCGCGGGACGGTCGAAATCGGCCTCATGGACCCAAAGAACGAAGCCCACCGCGCCACCCTGCTCCGCTGGATCAACGAACAGGTGCCGCCCGAAACCGACGAAGCCGCCGAGCACCGCTCCAACGCGGCCCGGGAAAACGAAGTGCTGCTCGCCTCCCCGCAGGAGCGGGCCAAGGTCCGCGTCGCGTTCGGAGACGACGATGCAACGCACATCCGCGAACACGAGCGGCAGTCGACGACGGCGCGCTACCGCACCGCGGTGGAGGCCGACAAGACGATCGGTCTGGCGTACTGGACGCATGTCTACGAGCACCTGTTCAACATGATGCTCAAGCAGATGCAGCCGGAGGCGATGAAGGCTTGGGTGGCGAAGTATCTCCAGCGGATCGCACCATTGGGGGTCAGGCCCCCGAGCGGTGCTCCGCCTGGTGCGGAACCACCGCCCGGAGCCGCGCCGGCAGCGCCGATTCCAGGCAACGGCAGGGCCATGCCGGCGATGCGCGTGCCGCCGGCGGGGGTTGGAGGGTAGCGCATCAAGGCAGGATATCTTGCCTTCTTTTGGAAACGTGGCAGAATCAAGGCGCCCGGACGGCGCCCGGACGGCGCCCGGCAGAACTTTCAGAGGCGCAGGAGAACGTAACGATGCCCCACGAACCCGACGAAGAAGGTCTTGGCGACGACGAACTGACCCCGGAGGAGCGTGACGCGGTCCAGCAAATCCGCAACAGCGGTTTGCCGCCGAAAGAGGTCCTCCGCCGCGCCCAGGAGAACGCCCGGCGGGCAGGGGCCACGCCGCGGGCGGACGGCGCCGCGAGCAAGGAGAAAGAGGGGGAATTGGTCCGTCGAATGGAGCTTCGCTTCGAAGCCGCCCTGGGGGCGCGGGACCTGAAGGAAGCCGTCAAGGGCGTCGTATCGAGCTACGAAGCGCTCAAGGACGATCCCACGGACGTCGAGCAAATCGAATCCGCCGCGGCCAGGGCCCTTCGCTCGCGCGCCGACATCGCCACGCTAAACTTCGAGCAGACCAAGGCCGCCCTGGCCGAAGAGGCCAAGAAGGAATGCGATCGGCGGCTCAAAAAGATTGACGCCTCCAAGGCCGCAGCCAAGACGGCGGCAGAAAAACGCCTCGATAACGAGCAGAAGGCCGTGGACACGGGCAAGGGCGGCGGGCGCTCAGACGCCTCCACCAACGACGCGGAAGAGGTCGACGACTTCGACGGCTCGGTGTGCGGCATGCCCAACGAAAAGGCGTTCGCCATGACCGACCACGAGCTCAATACGATCTATAGCCGGAAGGCCCAGACGATGCTGCGCAAACAGCGCGGCGTGACGGTGTAACCAGAAACCGCCCCGCCTCGGGTGCAAACGAGGTCCGCCGGGATAGAGTTTGGCCCACACTCCAGTGTGCGGCCGGACTCGAAGGGGCTTAAATCGCGGGCGGCTGGAGACGTCCCCAGGAGAGACGTCTCATGGCCAATGAAGCCAATCGAACCACCCAGGCCGCGCTGCTTCGGACGGTGTACCGCCCGAAGATGCGCCGCCAATTCAACTTGATGAGCATCCTGCTCCAGTACCTCACGCGGAACACCACGTCGAGTTTCGCGGAAGGGTCGCAAATCTCGATCTCCCTGCACACGGGAAAGAGCGGCGGGCGCGGATTCAGTTCCGCGGGTGACATCCCGGACAGCGACTACCAGAAGGTCGAGCGCGTGCAATTCAACTACGCGCGCATGTACGGGAAGATCCGCATCTCCCGGGCGATGATGCACTCGTCGTCCAACGTCCCGGTCTCCGCCGAGGCCCGCGTGTATGACCTGGAAACGAGCAACCTGGTCAAGCAGCTTCGGCACATGCTCAACTTTCACCTGTTCGGAGACGGGTCGGGAAAGGTCGCGAGCATCGTGACCGCGCCTTCGGCCACCACGTTCACCGTGGACGACGTGCGCGGCATCGACGACGGCGCCCGCTATGACGTCCTGTTGATTGCCAGCGGTGCGGACGGCGCGGGCGTGCGCGGGGCGACGATCAGGGTCAACACCCAGACGAAACTGTGCACCATCGTGGGCGGAAAGCAGTTCGCGGACGGGACCGGCGCCGGAGTGAACGCCGCTCCCACCACCTACGCGCTGTACGAAAACGCATCGTACAACGACGCGGTGCTCGGGCTGGACGCGGCGATCAGCACCGCCAATCCCCCGCTGGGCAACTACGGGGGGCTGGACCGGACGCTGGGGGCCAATCAATTCTGGCAGGGGAACGTGCTGAACAACGCTGGCGCTCCGCGGCGGATCAACTTTCCGCTCATATCCGAAGCGTGCGACCAGGTGGAACGCTACTCCGCGGGGCATCCCAATCTCATCATTTGCGGGTACGAAGTGTTCCGGCAGTTGATGAACGAGCTGGTGGCCGCGCGGCGCATCGAGAACAGCACCAAGAAGCTCAACGGCTGGGCCACCGCGATCATGTTCGATGACAAGCCCATCGTGAGAGACAAGCACTGCGATCCCACCAAAATGTATGTTTTGGATACCGCGCACTGGGAACTGTTCCAGGATAGCGAGGGCGACTGGATCGATGAGGACGGCGCGATCCTCTGCCGCGTGCCGGGCAAGGACGCGATGGAGGCCGCGTGGTCTCGCTACCTCCAGCCGGTGTGCTGCGCCCCCAACACCCAGGCGGTGATTACGGACCTGGATGCAACGCCGGTGGTCGCGTAGACCCGGCAACGAGCGAGAAATCATGCAATCATTGCGAAAGGACGTGACTTATGGCGAACCCACCGGGTGGCGGCCACCAGGACAGCGGACTCAGCTTGAAATACGCCGAGGTGCACATTCCCGCGCGGCACTTCACGGGGATCGCGGCCGACGGTACTAGTTTGGGGGTCGGCGGGCAGATCGCCGAACTGGCGGCGGCCTCCGAGCTCGAGGGCATTTCGATGGCCACGGGCGACGACATCTACACGGCCCTGTCGTTGCGGGCTTACGACTTCGATTTGGAACAGGACCTCCAGGCGCGGTTGCTTTTCGAATCGACCAGCACCGACGCCGATACCGGCGTCTCCTGGTCGCTGGCCGCGAAGGGGATCGACGTGGGGCAGGTCATCGGGGATGCGAAGGTGACGCCGGACGGCTCGGTCACCTTTGCGGATAAGACCATGACCAGCACGGCCAGCGTGCTCACCGCGACCGAATGGGCAAGCCTGAGCGTCGCCGGTGAGCTCGGCGCCCTGGACGCGAACAACGAAGATTTTATCGCCGACGCCCTGGTGGCCCTGGCGGTGACGCTGACCAGCAGCGGCACGGCCAGCGCCGACGAGCTGAAGCTGGTGGCCGTGGAGCTCCGGGGTCACCGTAAGATTACCAGCCTTTCGGGGCGACAGTCGACGTAGCTTTCTTTGGCACGGCCTGCTGTTCGGGGGACGACGGGGCGGAGCGAACGAGACCCGCCCCTTCTCCCTTCGCTCAGCTTTTTCAAGGAGTCTGTCTATGGCATCCGGCATTATCACCCAGACGATGGTCAAACGCGGCGGCCCCTCTCTGGTCATGGCCCTCAACGCCCAATCTTACTTGCAACATCCCTGGCAAAACCTCTTGTACGTGCAGAGCGTGCACACCCGGGCCACGGACGTGAACAACTCGGGGCAAAACCCCGACGCACCGTTGAAGACCCTTAAAAAAGCGGTGAGCCTGGCGTCCACGGGCGACGTTGTGGTGGTGGGGCCACGGCACGTGGAAACGGTGAGCGCCGCGGCGGAGCTGGATTTCAACGTCCCCGGGATGACCGTCATCGGCTGCGGGCAGGGGAGTTTTCGGCCCAGCATCGGGACCGATTCGGTGGTCGGGGCCCATTGGGTCATCAGCGCGAACAACGTGCGCATGGACCGCTTCATCATCGGCACGTTCCTCGACGCGGTCACCAAGCAGTTGAGCATCACGGGCGAAGACGCGCAGCTGAATGACTTTCTATTGTACGAAACCTCACTCCAGACCCTGACCGGGATACTCATCACGAACAATCGTGTGCGGATCAACCGCTTCCGGGCCCGGCAGAAGACGGCGGGCCCCGTGAGTTGCATCGAAGTCGGGACGGGGAATCATGGCCTGGAGATCAGCGGCGCGAAGATCGAGGGGGAATACAGCCAGGCGGCCATCTATGTGAGCGCCGCGGCCACCGACCTCCTGGTGGCCAACAACGTGATTCACCAGCTCAACGGCGCGAGCAACAAGTGCATCGAATGTGCGGCCGTGGCCAGCTCGGGTTCCATCGTGGAAAACAAATTGCGCAATCCGACGGACACCAGCCTCGCGCACATCACGATGGGCGCCGGTTGCCTCTGGCAACTGTTCGACAACAAGGTGGTCAACAACAACGCGGAGACCGGCATCCTGATCGGCACGCCGTCGGTGTAAGAGGGAAGAGGCAGGCACAAAGGCAGGCACATAGGCACAGAGGCGCAGAGGGACAAAGGTCTGCGTGCCTTGGCGCCTTCGTCCCTGCCTTTATGCCTGCTTGAAATAGTGTGATTCATGGCCCTGAGCGTCGCCCAGATCATTCAGCAAACCGCGTTCTGGCTGGACGATCCCAAGAAGAGCAAGTTCGACGATTCCTACCTCGACCAACTGTTCAAGATTGCGTACCCCGCCGTCGTGGCCGTGGTGGAGACAGCGGGCAAGCTCTGGAACATGGCGGCGGACCGCATCCTCATCGAAGTCGTCCCGACACAGCGCGAGTATCCTGTGGTCAAGGCCGACCCGCAGTACGCGATCGGACCCAGCGGCCGGGTGCGCAAGGTCGTGACCGTGCACCGCGTGGAAGGGGTCACCGCGGCGACGGCCGTCACCGCCAACCTGGGGCGGACGCTGATGCACATCCGCCCCACGGGCGAGGCCCAGGTATCGGCGCCGTGGCCGCAGGTCGGGCGGCAGGCGTTCGGCGAATGGCTCTATCTCTACCGATCGAGCGCCGGGACGTGGATGCTCGGACTGGAAGCGCGGACCCCGGTCCCCCAAGTCCTTGAGGTCGCGTACGTCCCCGCGATCAAGGATTTCTGGTCGCTGGACGAATACCCCACGATGGTGCCGGGAGACTTCCACTACCTCATCGCCCTGCGTGCCGCGATGATGGCTAAGGGAGTCACCAATCGACTCAACGACGCCATCGTCGCGGAGTACGCGGCAGGCGAACAGAACATGCTCAACGAGCTCAACAGTCTGCGGGCCCACGTATCCCAGCGTGTGTGATCCCGCGAAAGGAAAAACTTGGCCGCACAGCGACCCATTGCCAGCCCCTTCAAGATCATGGGCCCGTTTCTTGGTTTGGATACCTGGCACGAGCCGCGGGACATCTCCGCGCGGCACGCGGTGCGCGCCGAGAACGTGTTGCTCGATAAAGGGACGATTCAGCCGAGGCCCCCGTTCGAAGTCGACGCTCGCTTCGCGTTGCACCCGGAGGGGCGGGTGTATGCGGGCATCGACTGGTATCCGCCGGCGATCACCAACGCTTTGCGCAACCTGGTCACCGTCCTGCACGTCGACGGCTCGCTGTTCAGTACGGAAATCGGCGTGATTTCCGGGGTCAAACAACGGCAGGGGAGCTTCGTCTTCGCCCAGGGGCGGCTCTATTACCTCGACGGGGAGCGTGTGTTTCGAACCGATGGGATGCACGGGTGGAGCATCGCGGGGATTCCGCCGCCCACCACCAGCCCGTCGCCCAACGCCACCGATCAGCAAGTCCGCACGGGCAGCCCGGCCCCGTCGCAGGGGGCGATCGTCTGGATGTTGACCAATCGAGCAGGCGCCGCCGAGCTGCCCGCCGGCCTGGCGCCCAACACGACGTACCAATTCGGGTTTTCGTGGTACGACGCGAACGGGGACAGCGAGAGCAACGCGGTCTTCACCAACCCGGTGAGTACCACGGGGCTTAGCTTTCCGATCTTCAAGTTCCTCGAAGGTACGCCGCCGCCGCAACGCGGCGTGACCCATGTCCGCGCGTATGCCCGGAACGTCACCGCCGGCGAGGTGGCCTACGTGCTCTGGTATCAATTCTCGGTGAGCAACCCCAATTACGCCTCGCGCTATGAATTTCTCCTGCCGCCGGCGGGTTCGCCGGAGACGGGGCCCTTCGCCCCCTACGTCAACGGGATGCCGGAGTTCGCCAACGTCGGGTTGTATTACAAGTCGCGCATGCTCTACAACGACCTTCGCGACCCGAGCAAGCTGCGCTACAGTTCACTGGGCCATCCTGAGCACGTGCGCGACGTGGACTTCGAGACCTGTGATGACGACGGTGGAATCATCACCGGCATGGCGGAGTACGCCGGGCAGGCGGTGGTGCTCAAGGAACGCGGGGCCTGGGTCCTTTCCGGGAGCATCGTGCGCCCCACGAATGAGACGATCAACACCGGCGCCGCGCTGCTCAACAGCCCGCACGAGTGGTACAAGACCAAAATCACGGTGGGATGCGCGAACGCCGCGGGGGGCAACGGGGCCGTGGTTTTGGGCGGGCGGGTGCTCTACAACACGGTCGACGGGTTCTACCAGTTCGACGGAGTCATGGAGCGCAACACGGCGGAGCGGATCGCGAACACGTGGAAGGCCTTCGTCGGCGATCAGACGCTGGGGCGCAACCAGGCGGTAAGCTACGGGCACGATCCCGATCGCCGGATTCTGTACCTGGTCAACTTGTCGGTGGACAACGAGCGGGTCAAGGTCCTCGCGTTCCACTATGATACGGGCGCATGGACCACGCTCAGCCCGGACGATCCGGCGGACAACCCGTCGTGCATTTTGCCGCTGGTGGGTACGCAGGACCCGGGCGCGCCGCAGGACCCGAGCGGGACCGGACGCCTCGAACTGCGCCCCGTGAGCCTGGCCCTGGCGGTGGACGGGCGGCGCATTCTGGTGACCAATGAGTCACGCGACGACCTTCCCATGCCCAAGGTGGATTACGAATCGGGCCGCATGCGCCTGGTGGAGGGGCTGGACGGGCATTTCTATGCCGTCAAGTGGCACCTCAACGACGTGGAGGACGCCGGTGTCCGGCCGCGGCTGCTCGATGTAGGCTATCGCACGCGCCCGCGGAACATCGCGGAGTTTAAGACCTTGAGCCTCACCGACGGGCTCAGCGCGTGGCACCAGGTGAGCGAGGAGGGGACCGACCTGGTGGTGCTCTTGAAGACGCCCGATGCGTTGCAAACTTTCTGGCACAAACAGGTCAGCATCAGCGGGTTTGAAGTCGACGGCGAGGCGGTCGGCCAACAATAATTGAAAGGACTCGACTCATGGCTCATAAGCTGTTTTCCCACAAGCTGCTGGTTACGCCCGCGGTGAACCCCAAGAGCCTCTGGCAAATCCGGGTCCCCACCAACGGGCGGGTCCTGCTCCACGCGATCGAGTTCGAGCCGGGCGGCTCGACGCCGGCGGCGGCCCCGTTGGAATTCGACTTCGGCATTCAGGCCGCGGACGGGACCTATGACACGGATGACTCGGCCAACCTGGTCAAGGAAATCCCGGCCTACTCGGGGAGTATTCTCAGTACGGTGTTCGTCACCAACAGCGTCGAGCCGAGCACGACCACGCCGCATGAATGGATCACCGTGCACCAGCAGGCGCGGCTGCGCTGGACGCCGCCCACCAAGAGCGGGATGCTTATCCTGGACACCGCCACGCGCTGGGCGCTGCGCAACATCGGAGCCGTCCTGGGAATTCCGCTGCGCCTCAAGTTCGTCCTGGAGGAATGACACATGCTGGGAACGGCCCTGGGATCGACGATTCCCGAACTGCCCACGTTGGACAGGCCCGCGCCGCAGCAGGCGCGATTCCGCGCGTTCGCCGAAGAGGCGTTGCCCACACTGGAAGAAGCGGCCGAGGGGGGGGTAGCCGGGGGGAGCCCCCCCTCCGGCAATCCGAACCTGTTCCCCTTGTTTCTGGTGGGCGTGTAGTGCCCCTGAAGTTCACCGATCATCGCGGCCCCGCGGAGTTGGAAGAAGAGCTGCGCGGACTGTGGCGGGTGGTGGACCTGCTCCGCGCCGTTCCCGCCACCGAGCCCGCCCTGCCGCCCGCTGCACCCCAGCCGATCGAAGCGACGGTCCGCACCTGGACCATGCCCCTGGATGATGCGCGGACCTACACCCTGGGGCCGGCCGAACAACGCCACACCGATGTGGTCATCAGCACCGCCCCGGCGATCACCCACCTGGGGCTGTGGCTGGCCGTGGAAAAGTGCCACATCGCCGACGCCGTGTACCGCATCTCGGTGGCCGCGTATCCCGGCGTCAAGAGCATCGTCGCCGGCGGATCGGACATCCTGTGGCGCCGCCCGTCGTTGACCGCGCGTGACGGGCTGCTTTTTTTCGAGCGCGGCCTCGCCAGCTTCTACGAGTTCGAACTGCGCCGGCTGGCCGACCCCTACACCGAGCAGGTGATTCCATCGGTTCCCGCCGGACAGCCGTGGGGCCGCGGGGACCTGGCTTTCTTTCCCGTCGCTTTCGTGGGCGGCGGCGGGCAGGTCCGCGTGACCGAATCGGTGGGGGTGACGCACCCTTCGGTTCCGGTTTGCGTGCGCGGGTACCTTACGGGACACTATCTGGAGCACGCCGAGGCGCCCGAGGGCGTCTGGCAGTGCGCCGCACCGTAGGAGCGACACATGGCGCTATCCTGGGGCAATTGGGGACAAAGCAATTCCGATTCGATCAGCCTGTCCGTGGACCCGGGGAGCGTGCGCACCAATCAGGCGCCGCCGCCGCGAGCGGCCTTCGGCCAGGGGGCGTGGTACGACACGCCGGGCCTGCGCTTCAATCCCCAAAATCCGTTTCAGGCGTGGGATCGGGACGTCGGAGCGTACCAAGGGCTCCAGGTCCCGGAGTGGATGACCGATCCCCCCACGTTCTACGGCGTCTACCAATCCGCCCCCGAAAATTACCGCTCGGCGGTCATCGGCAACGAACGCTCCAGGATGGAGGCCCAGGCACGGACACTAGCCGGGCAAAGTGCGGGTCGCACGGCCCTCCAGAACCAGGCGCGGGACGTGAACCAGGCGGCGGCCAGTTGGGCCGACGACCCCGGTCGGGCCCGGGCGCTCGACGAAATGATGCGCCGCACCTCCCCGGACTATTCGTTCTTCAGTCCCACCGAACGCACCGCCGTCACCCAGCCGGTGGGGCAGGCGTATGCCCGGCAGAACGCCCAGATGCAGGCCGAGCAGGCGGGACGCGGTACGTGGGGCGGCGGCGGGGCCATTGAAGACTCATCGGCGCTCCGCGTGTTGGCCGACGCCCAGGGGACCCAATTGCGGGCCCAGATCGACGCCCAGGAGAAGGAACTGAAAAACCAGGCCCTCGCCACCCTGGCGGGTACGACGGCGGCTTACAACGCGGCGGACACCGCCTACTTGAACGCGGGCAACCAACTGGCCGGAGCGCTCGCGGCATTGGAGGCGGGGTTGGACTTCGAGCCGACCGACTACACCGTCTGGCCGGCACTGAGCGAGGCGCAGTCCCGGGCCGAGGACGAAGCGACCTTTCGCGATGAAGCGCTGCGGCAGATGGAAGAGGAATCGAAGTTCAACTTCCAGGACCTGGCGGAGTTGTTCCTGTCCTTGCAGGGGTCGGGCGCCGTACCCCGGGCGATCGGCGGCACACTTGGGGCCCTGCAACTCCTCGCGGCGTAGGGAACGAAACCATGCGCGTACACGCTGCAACCTGGACCGGCGCTCAGCAGGCCATTCCCATGCAGGCGGGATTCGCGGAGGCCGATCGCGGAACCGGACTGGGGCTGAAGATGGCTGCTTATGAGCACGAGTTCCAACAGCGCAACCGGCTCAACGCGATACTGCGATCGATCGCCGAACGGCGGCGGCAAGAGAAAGCGGCCAAGGAGGCCGAGAAAGGCAGCTGGGGCGGCCTGGCGGGTACGGGAGCGGGGATCGTCGGCGGCCTGCTGGCGGCCCCCACGATGGGGGTCAGCGCTTTGGCTGGCGCGGCACTGGGTGGCGGATTGGGCGCCGGCGTGGGCGGTGGAATCGATCAGGCAATGGGACGCAGCGGAGCAGGCGGGGCCCAACTGGGCAGCAGCCTCACGGACTTCGCTACGGAATTCCTGCCCACGATGGATAATCCGTGGCTCCAAGCGGCGTACAGCGTGCCCGCGGGCGGCCATCCCGGACAGGCGGTGGGACTGGGAAGCTGAGGATGGTCATGCTCAACAACGAACTGTTCGATCTCGCCGAGCGAAGCAACTACGTGGGGCCGCCGGGCGCTGATTTCATGATCGATACGGCGCACGAGACGGCGCCCCGGAACCTGGCGTTGCAAGCCCTGGCCCGGGAGCGCGACGTGCTCTACCGCGATCGCCTGCGGCAATCAGGCTCTTCCCTGGATGAGCCGACGAACCTCCGACCGGGGGCAGGGGGCCTAACGCCGCCTCCTGCGGACTTCCCGAGCGGCGGAGAGAAACCTCCTCCCTCCGCCGCGCCCTTGCAAACCAACCCCGCGGCTGCGCGCGCAGCGTCCGCCGCACCGCGGCTCTTGTCCCCTCCCGAGTGGCTCAGACGGTTCATGCCCAATCTGGCCGATCAGCGGAAGATCAGCAAACGGCAGTGGGCCATGATGCAGCAAGGGTACGCGGCGTATCAGGCCAGCGTGGGGAACGCCCAGCAGCAGGCCCGGTACGGGCGGCAGGACCAGTTGGCCGACGAACAGATGGGACTACGCCGCGAAGAGCTGGGAGTACGCCGCGAAGAGCTGGGCGCCCGTATCGCGGCCCAAAGCCGCCGCACCGAGCTTTCGCCTCAGGACGCGGCCTTTAAGGCGGCCTTCGACCAGGAGTACGCGCGCAACCCGGACGATCCGGTGGGCGCCCTGTCCAGCGCCGCAGGGGCGGCTAAGGGCGGGACCGGCGGGGCGACGATGGCCGATCCGATGGGGCGACTGACCGCCGAAGCCATCGCCGAGATGAAGGCCGAGGGGAAACCCTCGCGGGACATTCTCGGCGAGCTGGCCGCTGAAAAACGGCGACCCAAGGCCGAGGAATCCCTGCTGGACAAGGGCAGCCTGGACCGCGACCTGTACGGCGACGCCGCCCTGGGCACGCCCGGCTGGGCCAACCATCCCCTGTGGGACACCGACCCGGTCCAGGCCTTCGAGCGCCTCGCCCAGTTCGTGCAAACGCGGATGAGCACGGCGAGCAGTCGCCAAGGGGAACTCTTGCGCAAACTCCTTCGCCAAAAGGCCCCGTGGAAGACGCCGCAGGAGATTCGAGGGGCGTGGGAAGCGGGGCAATTCGATCCTCAGCCGGAGCAGAAATCGATGTTCGACTACCTTTTTAGGGGCAGGGGTCCGGCGCCGGCGGTGGAATCCCCGCGGAGCCAGGGGGCGCGGAAGGCCGACGAGTATCTGCGTCTGTTGTTCACGCCTGAGGAGCTGAGCGCCGCCCAGGGGACGCGGAACGGAGGGTGACGCAACGTGCCCGATCCCCTCCTGGAGCTGGCGGGAGAAAGCATCGCCCGCGAACACGGCTACCCGCCGGGTTCCCTGGTTGAGTCGATCAACCCGCTCAACGGCCACCGTGCACCCGTCGGAGAACTGGTGCGTTCCATCCGCCCCCTGGAACCTCTGGGCGGAAGCCACGAGGGGATGCTCGACGGATTCTTCGGGCGCGGCGACCAGGCGCCGGCGGATTTCCGCGGACCCACCCCGGCCGCACCGCCGCCCTGGCCGCCTGCGCGCACCGTACCCTACCGAACACCGTCCGAACCGCCCACGCCGGTCGGTCCCGCCACCGAAAAACCCGGCCTGCTCAAACGCATGGGGCGGTCTCTGGTCGAGACCCTCACCGGCGGTCCGCCCAAAAAAACGCGCGAGGAACAGATCGCGGAGCGTGCGTTCGCGGCCCAGGCGGAGATCGAAGCCCGCGAACATCCCTACTTTGCGCAACTGGAAAGTGAAGAAGGGAAACGCCGTTTCCTAAACGTCTTTCGACGGGGCTACGGACTCGAACCGCTTACCCAGCTACCCGGACCGGAAACGTTTACCCAGGTTACTAGCCGGGAATTCGGGACGGTGCGCGGCCTGGTGGAGAAGCTGCCTTACGTGGAGCATGCGCTGACCGGGGCCGAACTGGTCAAGGTCCACCGGGCGTTGGGGCGGACGACGCGGGGGGAGGGGACCGCGGACGACTTTGAGGTTCTGACCGGGCTCCAGGAGCGCATCGCCCGCGAAAGCCGGGGCAAGACCTGGGGCGGGACCGTGGCGAGCATTCCCGCGGAGAGCATCCCCTTCATGGGCGAGTTGGCCCTGGGCGGGGGCGTCGGCCGTCTGGTCGCAAAAGGGGCGAAAGCGGCAGCCGCGAGGGTGGGAGGTAAGACGCTCAGCAAGGCCGCTGCGGAGGCCCTCACGAAGCTGGCGGCGAAAGGGGCGACACAGACCATCCCCCGCGTCCTGACACATGCGGCAGCGGAGACGGTCCAGCGGGGTATTCCCACGATCGCTCTTCAGACCGGCGTAGACACCGTCCGGCGCATGCTGCCCCGCTACCAAGTGCAGCCCGGAGACGACGAGGCCCTGGCCGCGGCGGTCACCGAATCCGGGCAGCCGTTCATGGGCGCCCTCCGCGACTCCTCGATCAACGCGGTGATCCAGGTGTACAGCGAATACACCGGAAAAGCCCTGGGCATCGCGGCCACCAATGTAGGGCGGGCGGGCATGGCCCTGGCCAAATGGGGCGCCAAGCTTCCCGTGGCCCGGGTGATCGCGGTTCCGCTGGAGCGCTCCGGTGAATGGATCGCCCGCACGCGCACCGCTCTGGCCGCCGAGTTGGTCAACCGATTTCCCGGCAAGTACGCGACGTTTCAGGTGGCCTGGGCCCACCTGCGCGAGGTCGGGGTCAACAATGCGTTCGAGGAGATCGGCGAGGAACGGGTCGCGACGCTGATGGAATCGACGGCCAAGGCGACGATTGAAGCGGCGGGAGGCGCGAGCACCCTGCAACAGCAGCCGATCTGGCCGGGCTGGAATCAGCTTTCCGCTGAATTCGCCGGGTTCATGCTCCCGCCGGGGGCGGCGCTGGGTGCTGCCGCACTGGCCCCGGAACCAAAGCGTCTCCGCCAGATTGCGGAGATGGCCAAAGACGCCTTCCGCGAGACGCCGCGACCCAGACCCGCACCGCCGCCGCCGGGAACGGAAGAGATACCACCGGTTTCGGCAACTTATTTCCCGCCACCACCACCGGTAGCGGGTGTTCAGCAAGAGCGTACAATTTCCAAAGCAACAGAATATCTATTACCGGACGTTGAGGAAACGACCGGAGCGCCAGAGCTACCAAGCGAGGGGGGCGTTCCTCCTCGTGGGGCGGGCGTCAGGCCGCCCGCCCCATCCCCTGCCATGCCACCGAGCGGCGCTGAGTCGCTCGTCCAGACCATTCCAGCGCAAGGAGAGAGAGATGCCGTTGAAGAAGGGATGCGACCGCAAGACCGTTTCGAAGAACGTCCGGGAGATGAAAAAGGCCTGGCGCCCGCAGGACCAGGCGGTGGCCGCGGCGCTGAGCGGCTGCCCACCGAAGCCCAAGAAAAAGAAATAAGCCCCGAGACAGGCACAGAGGCACAGAGGCACAGAGGCACAGAGATCTCATTGCCGTCCTCCAGGCGGATTCGCGTCCGGGCCGAGGACCTAAATCCGGGCGACCGTATTCCCGGCCTGGCCCGCACCCCTGTCGTCGTGGACTCCGTGGAAACGACCCCGGAAGGCGCCCGCGTGACCGACGTACACGGCTGGGAATGGGACCTGGAGAAGCGGGATTTTTACGTTGATCGACCGGAGACTCCTCGTGAAACTGAAGAGGCAATTCGTGAAACTGAAGGGGCGATTCCTGAGACGGAAGGAGCGATTCGTGAAACGAGCCGTGAAGAAGTTGGACTGCGACCACCGCCTGGCACGGCGCCTGACGATCAAGGCGCGGGGACGGGCGAAGCCGGAGCTGTGGGCGTTGCAGGAGTTACAAAAAAAGTTGACGCTGCCGGCGACACAGGCCCCGTCGCGAGCGCCATCGTCCGCCTTGCCGGAGGGTTCGTCCGCAGCCTCCGCCCCGACGAGCAAGTAAGCGACGCCGACGCGATGGCCAGTCACGAGCCGTGGGCCGAGGCGATGTACAACGTCCTGACGGCCCCGCGCTTCGCCGACTTGCCGGAGAAGATGCGCTCGCTGCTCTACCCGCAGAACCGCAAGACTCGGGCGCTCTACGAGCGCCTGACCGGGCGAAAACTACCCCGCAGCCTGCGCGCGACGATCCGCTTCCTGGAGGAGCTTCCCCCTGCGCTGCCCGACTCAGGGCAGCTGCACGCGGCGCTGAATCAGTGGGAAGGGATCACACAAACCGCCGCACAATCGTCGACTAAGTCGCCGAAACCCACTACGATTAAACAGGAGACCGACCTTGAGCGACCAACCGAACAGCCCGTCGAACGACGAAGAGGCGAAGAGCCGGCTGAACAACCTGGGGCGGGAGGCGGTGCGCGTGCTGAGGGACAGCCGGCCGAAGCTGCACCGGGAGCTGAAGGAGGCGGGCCGCGTGCACCTGTGGGCGTGGGAGAAACAGCGCGCGGCGGCAAGGGCGATCGGGGAGCTGGTGTCCAGGGGGGTGCCGGGAGAGGAAGCCTACGAACAGGTGGCGAGCCAGTATCTCGACCTGCCCGAGGAGCAGTAGGGGTCGAAGGCGCGGAGGAAAAGCTGCCTGCGCATACCGCGGAAAAAGGCGGACTCACCGACTACGTCGTCCGCGATCCCGACGACCTGTTCGCGGCCGGAAAAAACCCGGCCAAGACGATCTTCCGGCGCAACGTGGAGGCGATTCGCCTGGTCAAGCGGCTTAAGGAGGAAGGTCGCGCAGCCACCGCAAAAGAGCGCGATATCCTCTCGCGCTACCAGGGGTGGGGGTCGGTACCGCAGCCGTTCGATCCCGGGGCTGCCTGGGACCGCGCGACAGGCTGGCATGACGAATACGAGACACTTGAGGAGCTGCTGAGCGATGAAGAATGGAAAGCGGCCCGCCAATCGACGCAAAACGCGATGTACACGCCGCCGGCGATCATCTCCGCCTTGTGGGAGACGCTCGAGCGCATGGGATTTAGTGGCGGCGCCGTCCTCGAACCCTCGGCGGGGGTGGGTCACTTCCTGGGTCTTCAGCCTCTGCACCTGGCCGATGCGAGTCGCCGCGTGGCTGTCGAGAAAGATGACACGTCTGCCGCGATCCTGCACGCTCTCTATCCGGCTTCCGACATTCGTCATTCGCCGTTTGAAAACGCGCTGCTTCCCAAAAACTACTTCGACGTCGCCGTGGGCAACGTGCCCTTCGGAGACCTTCTCATTCACGATCGGCGGTATCCCAAGTGGCTGCGAAGACGCATCCACGACTATTTTTTCGTGCGTGCCCTGGACCTTGTTCGACCTGGCGGACTGGCAGTTTTCATCAGCTCCAAGGGCAGCATGGACAAGCTGGACGGTCGGGTACGGGCCTATATCGCCGCCCGCGCAGACCTTCTCGGCGCCGTCCGGCTGAATGAGGATTCGCTGCCCGGAACCAAGGTCACGGCCGACATCCTGTTTTTGCGGAAGCGGGCGGAAGGCGAACCGGCCGGCGGCGAGGCCTGGCTGGAGAGCAAGCCATACGCGGCGCTGCCCGGTAAACACATCAACGAGTATTTTCAGACGCACCCGGAGATGGTCCTGGGCGAGATCAAACCCGGGTCGCGGCACGCCGGCGGAGAGGAAGGAGCGACGGCCACGATCGTTGCAGCCCGCGAAGGCTTCGACCTGGCCACCGACTTGCGCGCGGCGCTGGCCACCCTGCCCGGCGACGTATTCGGTCGGCGGGAGGCGGAGCTGGCGACGCTGGACACCATCGCCGCGAGCATCCCCACGCCGGACGGGCTGCCCCAGGGAACCTACTTCGTGCGCGAGGGGCAGTTGCGCCGCGCGGGGCGGAAGGGCGAGGCCTCGGAAGAGGTCGAATCCTCGATTCGTGCCGACCGCGGGGATAAGGCGGTCGAACGCCTCAAGGGGCTGATCGGATTGCGTGATCGCCTCCTGGAATTGCTCCGCGCATCGATTGATCCCGCCGGCGACGAGCGTCTGCCCGGGTTACAGAAGAGTCTCAACGACGAGTACGACCGCCTGGGGCGGCGCGGCGTGACCCCCATCCACGCCTCGGCCAACGCGGAGCTGCTCGCCGACGATCCGCTGACCTTGTCGTTGCTCGGTTCGATCGAGGAGTATGATCGCAAGACCAAAAAAGCGGCGAAGGGCGACGTCTTCACGCGGCGAATCCTGGAGGCCTACCGGAGGCCGACCAGCGCGGCGACGGCCGCGGACGCGCTGAGCATCAGCCTCGACGAGTTCAACCGCATCGACCTCCGCCGCATCGCCGAGTTGCTCAACACCGACGAGGACGGGGCCCGGGGCCGCCTCATTCGCGAAGGGGCGGCCTTCCCGCTTCCCGCCGGGGAGGTGGTCAGCACCGCGGACTACTTGAGCGGCAACGTCCGGGCCAAGCTGGAAGAGGCCCGCGCGCTGCTCAAGGTGGACAAGGCGACGTACCAGGGCAACGTCGACGCCCTCGTCGCCGTTCAGCCCGCCGATCTGCCCGCCAGCCGGATCCGCGCCGTGCTCGGCGCCCCGTGGATTCCCGCGGAAACGATCGAGGACTTCCTCGTCTCCCTGATCGGCCAGGGGGCCGCCCGCTCGGTGAGCGTGCGCCGCTCGCCGGCGACGGGCCGCTGGACGGTCTCGGCGCCCCACTACGCCAACGACCGCTGGGGCACGCGGGACTATAGCCCAGGGGAGCTGCTCGCCGACGCGCTGAACATGAAGACCCCGAAGGTGACGGACAAGACGCCGGACGGCGCGGTGTTCACGGACCAGGCGGCGTCCGACGCGGCGCGGAGCAAACTGGAGGAGATTCGAGCGCACTTCGAGACTTGGATATGGTCGCACGCGCACTGGGGACCCAAACTGCTCGCCGACTACAACGAGCAACACCACAACTGGGTCCCGACGAAGTATGACGGCGGTCACCTGACCCTGCCCGGCTCCAACCCCTCGATCACCCTGCGCGGCTATCAGAAGGACGGGGTCTATCGAGTGTTATCCAGTCCGCACAACACCCTGATCTACACCGCGGTGGGCGGGGGCAAGACGTTCACCGCCACGGCGGCGGCAATGGAAGTGATTCGCCTGGGTCTGGCCCGCAAGGTCGTCGTGGTGGTAGCGCGCAAGACGCTCAACCAGTTCATCAAACAGGCCCGCCAGCTCTACCCCGGCGGGCGCTTCGTGGCCCTGTCCACGAAAGACCTGGCCGGCAAGGCCCGCGGCCGGACCCTGGCCCGCGTGGCGCTCGCGGAAAAGACGGTCTTCATCCTGCCCCACGAGCAGTTCAAGGCTTTGCCGGTGTCCGAGGCGACGCTCGAAGAATTCTACGGCGAGGCGATCTCTGACCTTGAAGACGCGATCGGCGAAGGTGCGAAAGACGACAGCAAAGCGGGGAAACGCTCGGTCAAGCAGATGGAAAAAATGCGCGACAATCTGCGCGCCCAGCTTCAGGACCGGGTGGGGGCGGTGCGCAAGCTCGACGTCCTGCCCTTCGAGGAATTGGGGCTGGACTGGATCATCTACGACGAGGCCCACAAGGGCAAAAACCTCCAGTACACGACGCAGATGGAGAACATTCGCGGACTCGGTCCCCGCGAAGGCAACCAGATCACCCTCGACCTGTACATGAAGGCCCGCTACGTCAGCCGCCTGCAAAACGGGCGCGGGGTGACCTTCCTCACCGGAACGCCGGTCAACAACAGCATCAGCGAAATCTACGCCATGATGCGTTACCTCATCCCCGACGTCTTGAAAAGCGAACAGATCGCCTCCTTCGACGACTGGGTCCGCTGGTTCGCGGTGGGGGCGCCCGACCTCGAACGGGTCGCGGGGCGCTACAAGATGGTGACCCGCCTGCGCCGCTTCCAGAATTTGCGCGGGCTCCACGCGCTGTGGGATAAGATCGCCCACCCCACGCCGCAGGAGGAACTGGACCGCGTGCTCTTGAGCAAGGAAGGGGGGGTGCCCGTCGTCCGGGAAAACAGCGAGGGGAAACGCACGTTCGAGCTGGTGGTGCTGCCGGTCTCGGCGGCGCAGCGCAAATACCAGAAGGTGATCGCCGGGCGAGTAGAAGCCATTCGCGCTCGCGGGGGCAGACCGCCCCAGCCGGGCGACGACATCATGCTCACCGTCATCGGGGATGAGAAAAAAGCGGCCCTGGACATGCGCCTCATCTATCCCGACCTGCCCGAAGAGCCGGGCGGCAAGCTGGCCGCCGCGGCGGAGAAAGTCATCGAGATTTACAAGGAGACCGCCGCCGAGCGCCTGACTCAAATGGTCTTCCTGGACCTGGGCAATCCGGGGAGCCGGATGCCGTTCTCCACCTATCAGGACTTCATCGGCAAGCTGGTGGCCGGCGGCGTCGCCGCACGCGACATCGCCACGATCTACGACGCGAAAGACAACGACGCTGCGGTCGAGGCGTTGCTGGCGGCCTTCAATCGCGGCGATATTCGTGTGCTGATCGGATCGAAGAAGAAGATGGGCGAGGGGATCAACGCCCAGGAGCGCGCCGTCGCCCTGCACCAATTGGAACCGGCGTGGGAGCCGGGGACGCTCACGCAGATGGTGGGGCGGGTCGTGCGCAGCGGCAACCGCAACCGCGAGGTGCGGCTGTATCGGTATGTCACCAAGGGCATGTCCGACGAATTCATGTACTCCCTTCTCGCCGCGAAGCAGAAGGTGAACAACGACTTCCTCTCCGGGCGCATCGACGCCGACGAGATCGAGGACGTCGACCTGCACACGATGGCCTTCCAGATGGCGATGGCCGAGTCCAGCGAGAACAAGGCGGTGCTCGAATGGACCAAAGCCGAGCACGAGCTGCGCCGACTCCAGGGTGAAGCCCGCTACCACCGCGACACGCAGCTGGCCCTGCGCAGCAAAGAGGCACTGCTCAAGAGTGAAGCCGGGCGACTGGCGGCGCTGATCGCTCCGGGGCGCAAGTTCGTGGAATGGGTTGCGAAACTCGAACCGGCGGTCCCGTTCGTGATGCAGGTGGGGCAGGAAACCTACCAAAGGCACGGCGAAGCGGGCACGGCCCTTTTCAAGGCGTCCGCCGCTTTCCAGGAGAAAGAAACCCGCACGGTGGGCGCCTTCCGCGGCCTGCGTGTGACGCTCGCCCGGGATATCGCCTGGGCGTCGCGCGAACAGCGCCTTGCGTTGGGTATCGAGTTTCCGCCGGACGCCGCGGCGCACGAGAAGTTTGCGAAAGACGTCGGCCTGCCGCTCCGCCGTGTCCTGACCTGGTCGGCCAGCCAGGAACCGACCGCCGGACAATTGCGCAGCTGGGTGACGGGGTTCGCGCACGCCCTCGATGAGGTGACGGGCGAAGGCTGGGCGCGCGACCTTGCGCAGAACAAAGAGAAGTTGGCGGAAGTGCGGACGGAGATCGGACGACCGTTCGCACGGCAGGAGGAAATGGAGCGCCTCGCCGCGCGGGTCAGCGCGATGAGTAACCAGATCGCCGCGGCGGCGGAACAGAACGCCAACCAGGGCGACGGTCACGTGGCCGAGCTCGGTGCGGAAGACGCCGACGTGGAGGAGCCCCGGGAGGGAGGGGAAGGGGAAGGGGGAGGGGCGGCTGGAGATACGCCCTGGTTCGGGCCGCGGCAGGAGTCTTTGCTCCCCGAGCACCTCACCCCGGAAGAGCGCGAGTGGATGCGCCAGAACTGGCACCGCCCGCTGCTGGGCATGGGCGCCATGAGCGGGGGGATGCCCGGACCGACCACGGTGCGGCAAAAGCTGTGGTCCGCGTATGCGCGCAATTGGGACCGCATCGCAGCGCGCCTGAAACACATGAAGACGCCGGCGGGGCAGCGCTACATGGACTCGATCGCCCGGCTTTTGTGGGGCGCGGAGTGGAAGATCGAAGGGAACCGTGAATTCCTGCTCGACGATCTGCGCGGGGGGAAGGGTACGCAGCGGCGTCTGGCGGAAGACATGGCCGGGGCACTGGCCGGGGTGCTTTCCGAGAAGCGGGCGACGCAGATCGGAAAGCCCTGGCCGCCAGACGCCTGGCAGATGATTCGACAAACCGCGATCGCCGTCATGGAAGGCGGACACCGATCGCCGGACACCCTGCCCCGCGACATCGCCGAAGCCTGGGATCAGCACGTCAAGCCGCTGCGCGACGCGGAAGGGGAAACCGTTCCACGACGGATCAGCCCCTTGTTGGGACGCGAGGAACACGATGAGGCGCTGGGCCGGCAGATGGCCGTGGTGGACGAGGCCTTGACCGCGGCGCGCAAGACCGGGCGATACGTGGTGCGGCGCATGCCCTTGACGGCGTGGGACGCGTTCACCGCCACCGAGCACCGCCTGCTCATCGACGTGGCCCGGGGCAAGCGGGATTGGGGCCTGCTCAGCGACGACCTGAAGGCCTGGGTTGCGGCCTACAAGAGCGCCTCCAACGCCCTGACGGACGAAATTCTCAAAGACCCGATGCTGTTGAAGGCCGCCAAAAGCGGCGGGCTGGTCAACTGGGAGCAGATCGTGCGCATGCGGAGGGAGAGCGGGCGGGCGTTTCTCACCAGCCGCTACCACATGCACCGCGACGACGCGGGGGAGCACAGCTTCGGGCCGTTGACCTTCTCGACGGAATTGGCCGCTCCGCGGATTCCGATCGGAATGCTGCGCGAGAAGCGGGCGGACAATCTCTGGACGGTCACGCTGGCCCGAGGGCAGGTGATGCAGTTCAGCGACGAACAGAGTGCGATCGAGTTCGCGGAGAACGAGCGCTTGCGCTGGCACGAGTATTTCGGTGAGTCGGTCAAGGAGCGGGTACGGGTCAAAAAGCCTTTCAGCGCCAAGCAGGTGGAGTGGCTCGGCCCGGTGGAGGATATCGGGCTGCTCGCGGTGGCGTCGCTGACCCACATGCGCGCGTTCATCGACGGCGTGCGCGTCTTCCACCAGCTGGCGCAGACCGAGGCGATGGAGGAAGTCGCGTACCTGGAGCTGCCCGAGGAGGAGAAGCATCATTGGCGGAGGCTGGACGCCAATCCCGGCCTGGGCCCCCTGGCCGACAAGTATGTCAGCGAGGAGCTTTTCTACAACCTTAACGAATTTCGCCTGACGATGAACGGGCTGCTGGCCGGATCATGGCGGGCGCTGCTGACCGCGTTTCGTTCCGCGCACGTTGTCTACAACCCGGCCACGTGGTTTCGGCAGATCTACGGGCAGCACTACTTCTGGACGTTGCTGGGGATGAATCCGTACACGCACCGTGATCTGTTCATCGACGCCTTTCGCCGCGTGCTCGGCGGGCTGGAGGATTCGACCTACCGGCGGCTGTCGCGGATGAACGCCATGCACGGCGGCTACGATCGCGAGAAGCTGCGCAAGTCCATCCTGCCGATGCTGGACACCCCGACCACCGATGTGATGGCGGTCCTGGCCCGATTGGTTGAAGCGGCCAAGGAGGGCGCGCGGATCGCGGGGCGGGGCTACGGGCTGCTCGACGAGGTATCGGTGATGGCGGTGTGGATTCACGACGTGGAGCAACAGGGACACCCTGAATCCTTCGCCCGCGACCGTTTCAAATACTTGCAGAACTACAGCAAGCTGGGCATCGCCGCCCGTTTTCTGCGCAATTTCCCCCTGGGCGATCCATTCGTCGCGTTCAGCGATCAGGCCTTGAAGATCACGGCCAAGGGGATGCGCGAGCATCCGGGACGTGTGTTGGCCTTCTACGCCTTCCCTTACGTGCTCAATGCGGTGACGCGCCTGGTCTTCGGAGTCACCGACGATGAAATGGCCATCCTCAACACCGACCGCCAGCGGCACACGTGGGCGGATCGGTATTTTCAGCCGGTGGCGTTCCGCGACGGACGAGGGCGGGTGCGGACCCTCGACCTTCGGTGGATCTTCCCGCTGGCCAATGATTTCCGGGTCGCCACGGGACCCGGGGGTTTCGGCGTGCCTTTCCTGCTCAATCAGCCGCTGGCCCGGCCGCTGCTTGAAGTGATGTTCAACCGCTCGGAATGGACCGGGCGGGACCTCAGCTCGTCGAGCGAAGGGTTGGCGCTCTGGGAGGCGGCGAGCCATGTCGCCTGGCAGTCGGCGCCCATTCCCAGCCTGGGCCAACGGGGAGCGCTGCGCCTGTACCGCGCGGTGCGCGGGGAGTCGGACGAAGAATTCATTCCCGTGCTCTTGAAAGAGGTGTTTGGAATCAGTATAACTCGCCGTTATGCCACGAAAGCCGAGGCCTACCGTCTCGTTCGCCGCGCTTTGGGGGAGCAGGCCGCACAACGCGCGGGAAGGCTCATCGAGTATTACAACCGCTACCGCTGGGAGCGTGCCGGTCCGATCACGCGGAGCGGCGTCGAATCCTCCATCCGTTCCGCCGCTCGATCCCGATCCGCTGCCGCTCCCGTGGTGGCCGGCCCTCGGCGATAAACCACGCAGGCCCGCCAAATTCGGAAACGCTCGTTTTTGCCGGGGCGCCGATCTCTACGACGCGAAGGCCAGGGTCTGCAAATGGAACTGGGCGCTGCGCTCGCCGCTGGCCGCCTACTTGCGGAAACGGCGGGCGGAACTCGCGGAAATCTGGCTGCCTGATATTTTTGGGAAGCAGATTGCGAATCGGACCATCCGACTGGAACTGGTGACGATCACGGACGTGCTGGTCAACGACCCGGTGTTGCCGCACTGCGCGGTCGGGGAGCTGCTGGGTCTTTCCGACCCCTGCGTGGCTCGATATCGAAAGCGTGAAGAGAGAAAACCGAAGTGGGAAGATTGAATTGAGAACTGAGAAGAGAGAAGGGGGGTCGCACTTCAGGCTTCTCACTTCTCACTTCTCACTTCTGACTTCACTCTTCGCAGAGGCACGAAGGGACGATGAGGAAGATGAGAGAGATGAGAAAGAGTACTGGACCCATCGCCGACGCGGACGAGCGGCAGCGGCAGGCATGGCTGAAGTGCGGCAAGAGGCTGTGCCTCCTCAATGACGAGATTCGCAACCTGGCCAAGGAGCTCGCGGGGCTGCGCAAGCGACGCAAGCGTCTGACCGACGAACTGATTACCGCGGCCAGCGAAGAGCGGCTTCCGCTGTTCGAGGCCGAATATCCGGGGCCGTGAAGGCGGCACATGGGAAGCATGGGAAGATTGAATTGAGAAATGAGAAGAGAGAAACGGCCCTTTGCTCTTCCCACTTCTCACTTCTCACTTCTCACTTCGGGTCAAGGGTTCCTGCCCCAAAACAATTGCCTCATTGACGCACTGGAGCGACAATGGGCGGACATGAGCGGACAGCGCAAAGAGCAAATCGGCTGGTGGCTGGCCAGCCTGGTTGGATTGGGGACGCTGGTCAGTTTGGCCGTGGCCCCGATCAAGAGCTTCGACGGGCGGGTGACGAACCTGGAGATGTACCGGGCGGAGCATCAACCGGTGGCGGATCGCGGGTTGGCCGATATCAGGGCCAACTCCGAACGCCTCGAAAGGATGGAGCAAATCCAAAGCGTCATGGCGGAGCAGTACGCGGTGATCCGCGACGCGGTGATCGTCATCCGCGACGATACGCGGGCGATTCAGGCCCACCTGTTGGACGCGCGCTGACTTGCGTCTCGCGGAGTTTCCGCGCATGATGGCGCCTAAGTCGGGAGGGACGTCCCCCCCGCAACCGGTCGTCCAAACCACAAGGAGGCTTTCTCATGCCGTCAGATCAAGGGATCCTCGACAGCGTCGCAAACGAAAACACGAAAGTCGGGGCCGGGGCGCCCGCGCACTACGCGGCCGCGGCGATGGAAGGCCATTCGGCGTACCAGACCGCCGTCAACGCCCACCTTACCCGCCTGAACATGATCGCCGAGACCGCGCTGGCCAACGGCATCAGTATCTCGCAGGCCGCCACAGGATCGATCATCAAGAGCCTCACGGAACTCGACGCGGTGGAGGCCATGAGCAACGCCGTCATCGGGCAGCAGGGGGCCAAGGTAGCGCAGAGCACGCCGCCGGAAACGGCCGTACCCAAGTAGCCCGACACAAACTTCGCTTCCATTCGCCAGGGGCCGGCTCCCACAGTGGAGCCGGCCCGCCATGTTTTGTGAGTTGTTCTGTAAAATGTTCTGTAAAATGTTCTGTGAAATCTGTGTGATATCCGTGCGATTCGAGGCTCGGCAGAGGCGCTGGGCGGATGACCTGTGAATAACCCGGCGGTTATGCACAGGCCTGTGAGTAAACCTGTGAAATCCTGCGTGCGTCGATGGCGCCACGGAAGGTGGGGTTTATTCGCGGACCTACGTCTTGTGGTGGTGTTTTTACGGTTTGCGGCTTGAAGGCCGCGCAACGCACGGATATCACAGGCCTTATGATGATGATTAGAAGTAGATAATCTCAACTACAAGAGGCGAGCGATGCGCAGGGGCATGGTGCTCGTGCTGGGCGAGCGGACGGACGGAACGGTAGGGGAGATCGATGTGCTCGATCTGGACGACGAAAGTTTCCGCTTTTGGTTGGTCGAGACGATGGTCCGCGGAAACGTGATCGCGGACCATCCCGCGCACACCCTGGACCTGGGGGCGGCGGTTCCGCCGGTGTATCGGCAGCGGATCACGCCGGAACATCCTCGACAACGCACGGCGAAAGCGGGAGACTAGTTGTATGGCCGGTCCGCATTGGTTCGTGGGTTCGGTGAGCGGCGACTTCGGGGACGGGGGCAATTGGGATACCGGCGTGATCCCCTTGACCGCCGAAGCCTGGGGGCTGAATCATCTCACCACCCGGGCGATCACTGCCGGCCTGAATCAATCGGCCAAGACCTTCAGCCGGATCGTGTTCCATCCGAGCTGCGCCTTCGGGGTCCCCACTGCTCTGCGCTGCAACGCGACCGAACTGCGCTGGTGCGGAGGGGGTGAAGCGGTCTACCTGGATGGGGATTTCGAGAACATCGTGTGCGATTCTCCGTCCAGGACGGCGCCGGGCCTGTCCGTCGACGGGGCCTTCACCATGGTGAACATTCTCCAGGGGCTGGTGCGGCTGATCGGCGCGCACGTGGCGCCCGCCGCGTCGCGGATCACCGTGGACGCCCCGCCCTCCGCGCAGTCGGACAGCGCCATCCTGGTCATCGACGATGCCGACCTCGACCTCGTGACCAACGAGACGATCGTCAAACTCGTGCACGGCCAGATCCGCAGCGTGGCGGATATCGAGCGGCTGATTCAGAGCGGGGGCTTGTTCGACCTGGGCACGCGGGGCGCGGCGGACCAGCACGCGGCCCTGGCGGTGGCGGATTGCGACGGGGGTGTGTTGCAGTGGAATTCAGACGGAACGATCGGCGAACTGCACGCCGGCGGGGATCACCGCTTCAGCTTGAACCAGTCTGACCTGGTGCGCACGCTCGGCACGTTGACCATGCACGGCGACTGTCTCATCGATTTGAGCGGAGGCTTCAACTTGACGGTGACGAATCCGATTCGCCGATCGGGGGGCACGCTGATTCCGCCGGTCGGGCGGACGATCGCTCTTGCGGGGTAAACGATGTCGCGCGTGGATCGTTGGATATCGGGCAGCGGGTCGATCGACGCGTCCTTCGGCCTCGACGCCCCGGTCCCCTTTGTGTTGGTCCAGGTGCAGGCGCACTTCCGCAGGGAGAGCGGGGCCGCGGCGAGCTATCTGGCCCCGCTTTTGATTCGCCGCTTCGCCGCGGCCGGGCGGCGGTTCGACAATGAGCTGTGGCGTCTCGAATCCGCGGGCGTGGCCGCGGACGACGGCCCGCACGACGTGAACCTGCGCATCGCCGGCGACGAACAGACCTTCTACCGCCTGGCGGCGGGCGACTCGGTGAAGATCGCCTGGAGCGATCCTTCGGCGGGGGCAGTCGCCTGGGGGGTGATCGTGACTCTGGACGAGCAGGAGGACTGAGCGTGCCGCGCGATGACATCCGGGACGACGCCCGAACGCAAAAACGCACCCGCGGGCCGTCGGCCTACCACGAGGGATACCGCCCGGCGCTTCCGGCGAACTGGATCGCCGGGGACCCGGGCACGACCGGAGACGCCCTGGATGCGCTGGCCGCCGCTCAGGCTGCCGGCGAGGTGCGAATTACTTTGTTCGCCGAGGATGCGCCGGTTGCGATTGTGTGACCGGACAAGGAGAGTGAACATGCCTTCAGCCAAGAACATGTCCAAGAAAAAGATGATCTTCGGAGTACCCATCGCCATCATCAGCGTCGTCGCCGTGTTCTGGATTCAGGGCGGCGCCTACGATTGCCCGGATGGGTACACTTTGTGCGGGGAGACGGAGCGCATCGCCGTGTGCGCCACGGAGTGCGTCGCTTACGGGGCGCTGGTACCGCGGAGCATCTCGGTGACTCGCCGAGGGCGCACGCAGCACATCATGAACGTGGGGGTGCGCGGCTATCCGCCGGGCGAAGGGCCGGATGTCCCCGTCCTGCTGTGCTCGAAGATCACCGGCGCCACCCTGGAGGTCGTCCCTTCACCGGGGGTCACTTTGGTTGCAATAACGGCCCCGAGGCACTGAGGCAGGCAAAAAAAGGGAAGAGAGAAGACCGAAGTGGGAAGATTGAATTGAGAAATGAGAAGAGAAAAACGGCCCTTCGGTCTTCTCACTTCTCACTTCTCACTTCACTAACGGAGCGTGGGTCATGGCACTGATCGATCGACTGGCGCGCGAAGAGCCGGAACCGGCGAACGGGTATATCGCCAACCACGCTTTCAGCGCGGCGCTATGGTTCTTAAGCAAGGGCGAGGTCACGCGGGCGCAGGTCGTGGCCGGGTTCGGCATGTCCGCGAGCGACCAAACGCAACTGGATCAACTGATTACATTTTTCGGCACGCTGAGCGCGGCGGACAAGGCCGAGTTCCATTCGCGGCTGGAATCGGCGGGCATTCTGCTCGAAAGCGGATTCATTACCAAGACCAAGTATCGCCAGCTTCTGGGGTTGACCTGATGGCGTTCGAGATCGCAAGCGCATCGGTGGCGCTGCCCACGGGCACGGGCACGAAGGACTTTACCGTCGCCGGGTTCGGTACGCCGCAAGCAGGGAAAGCGGCGGCGATCATCATTGTCAGCAAGGGCAGCAACGATAGTTACGGCAACGCGGCGATGCTCTGCGTCGGAGTGACCGACGGGACGCGCAACTTCTGCGATGCGATAGTAGCGCAGAACGGGGTCAGTCCCACAAATACCAACCGCCGCTACATGACCGACAAGTGCGTCGCAGCGCTGACCAGTACCGGCGGGATTGACGACGAAGCGCATTTCGATTCGTGGATCACGGACGGTATTCGCCTGAACTTCACCAGCAACGCCGGGAACGGGTACACCTACAAGGTCTACCTGTTCAAAGGCGACGCGGCGAGTTTCTACGCGGGCGAGTTTACTCCGTCAGCGACGGTAGACACTACGGTAGACGTGACCGATCCGGGGTTCCAGCTCGATAATTTGTTCGTGGTCAGCGTTGATCCGCTAAACCTTGACATAGCTGATGCTGATGCCAGAATGAGCATCGCGTTCGTAGACCACACCGATTCGGTCATCACCCAGTGTTGTTCCGCGACGTATACCGACGACAACGATGCGACCTCTGATGCCCGTAATTACGTCTCGACTGCGCATGCGGCTCGCTTCATCAGTGGCGGACAGGCAGTGGAAATCACGGCCATCCTTTCGACGGGTTTTACCGCTGCGACGCGACTTGCTGGCGTTAGCTCATTATTGCGACTTCACTACCTGGCTATCAAATACGGCGACGCGACGAAGCATTGGGTGGGCGTCATCGACACGCCCACGGCGACGGGTAACGCGAGTATTACCGCACCAGGCTTCAAGCCGCAGTTCGTCATGCAAGCGCCGAGCTTCGTGGATTCCGTGGATACGACGGTGACGACCAACGCCACCGGAGCGGGCAGCTTCGGGATCGGCGGGTTTACCGAGACGGTGTCCGGCGGGCACGTATATACCGATCAGGACGCGGCGGCTACGTCGAACGCGGGATCGTATCCGACGGCTAGCGCTGCGCGTATGAACCAGGGCAACGCTACGCTGTCGCACGTGGCGAGCTTCGTGTCGTTCGATCCGACGGGCTGGACGCTGAACTACACGACGACGAACGGCACGGCGCGGAAGTGGCCCGCGTGGGCGATTGAGGAAGCGGCGGCTGCGGCCGCTGGTACCTTTGCGGACGCAAACGCTTATGATGGATTGCTGATCGAGCCGCCCGCCGTGGCGGCCTACTGAGAAAGGATTTGAGACATGGCCGGTTTTCGAACCACTCATTCGCAGACGCTGAGCGTGGCCGCCAACGAGGCGGTCATCGTCAACCTGGGGGGAAGCGCGTCGGTGCGCGCCCACCTCCACGAAATCAACCTGTCCAGCGCCAGCGCCGCAACCCCGGGCGCGGACGCCGCGGAAGTCGCGGTCCGCGCGTCCACCTCGGCCGGAACCGGCGGTACCGATCTGGCGGAGAACAATACCAATCCGCCGGGCGCGGCTGCCGTCGTGGCCGCGACGGGGGGCAATCACACGGGCGATCCGGCGAATGCGGCGAGCGGCAATATGCTGCGCGTCGGGGTCCGCCACGAAATCCCCTGGCGTTGGCTGGCCTATCCCGGACGGGAGATTATCTCCATCCCGGCGGCGGCTAACGGGCTCGCGCTGGTCACCGTGAGTGTCGCGGGGACGGCGTTCGCGGCGCTGGCCTCGTTGGCCTGGTTGGAGTAGCCCGTGCAGCAGAGAAACGCCACGGCCGCAAAGCCCGCGGGCGTCGTGGTCACGGCGACGGCGTCCGGGCGGGTGGTCGAAGCGGACACGCTCCAGTGCGTTCATTGTGGTATGCACTGGATCGTAGAGCCGGGGTCCGGCCGCCGGCGGGGCTGGTGCACCAAGTGCAACGGGCCCCTGTGTCACTCTAAAGAACTCTGCACCGTCATGTGCTACCCCCTGGAAAAACGCTTGGATGACGTGGAGAAGCATGGCCGGCTGATCCTGCCGTAGGAGCGCCCTGGTGTACGGCCATTCCTACGTCTTCATCTATCAATCGGACTTCCCCTTCGAAGCCCGCCCCGTCCCGGCCGCGTCCCAACTGCCCGACGTCCTTGAGCACTACGTCCACCCGGACGTGATCGAGGAACTGCCCGCTCCGCACGCGGCCCTTCCGTCGTCGGTAGCCACCCAGCCGGGCGACGTGCTCGCTCCGCTGGCGTTCGTACCTCCTCAGGTGGTCGAAGAGCCGCCCGCCCCGCACGCGGCCCTTCCGTCGTCGGTAGCCACCCAGCCGGGCGACGTGCTCGCTCCGCTGG